TCTCGTTTCTGGTATTCTCCCCTCGTTGTGGCTCAGGAAGCGAACCAGCCACCAATCAATCAATCAAACCATGAAATTACTCAATTCAGGAAATGCAAAAACCGTGAAAGGTGAGAAGTGGGGATTCAAAACCTTTGGAATCCACCTCGCACCCTCAAAACTATCTGGCCACAATGTTTGCCTATGGGCGAGCAAAGGTTGCGCCATGGCTTGCCTTAACACGGCGGGACGTGGGGCAATGTCAAATGTGCAGAAAGCCCGTATCAATAAAACGAAACTATTCTTTCAAGACAAGGACGGGTTTATGACGCAATTGATCAAGGAGATCGCCTCGGCAGTCAAATCGTCCGCAAAAGCTGGACTCACTCCATGCTTCCGACTTAACCTTACAAGTGATATCCCGTGGGAAGGTGTCAGGCACGAAGGCAAAACAATCTTTGAGATTTTCCCTCATTGCCAATTCTATGATTACACCAAAGGCAGTTACAGAATGCACAGGTTTTTAGATGGCAAGCTCCCTAGCAATTATCACCTCACCTTCTCTCGCTCCGAAGAGACAAGCACGGATCGCATGACAAGGATTCTGGAAAAGGGTGGGAATGTCGCAGTCGTCTTCCGAGGCAAACTCCCTCGTAAATACCTTGGATATCATGTGATCAATGGAGATGAAGATGATCTCCGTTTCAAGGATGGAGATTCTAAAAAAGTTACAAAGGGATTCATCATTGGCCTTGTCGAAAAAGGTCTTGCAAAAAAAGATCAATCTGGTTTCGTAGTCGAGCCAAAATGATATGAACGATGATAACGATTTTTCTGCAGTTTTCCACATACTTTGCGGGATACTTTACTTAATTTTCAAAAAAGAAGAATGAACAACTGGATCAACATAGAAGACAACAACGTTTTTTCGTACTGGGCATGCTCAAATAAATGCTCAAAAGGTTTTGAAGTAATTTCTCCGAATATGGTTGAAAAAACAGAATTCCCTTTGATATGCCCAGAATGCAAAACAGAGATGAGATACGACAAGACAATAGTAAATATCGAAACTAATTAATAAAAATGAAAACATATGAGAACAGCGACTGGAAAGCGGTCGCAACTGGCGGGACTGTAAAAATTGCAAGTCGTGGAAACTTTGGCCTTTACGATTCAATCCCAAGAGGAACTGCTCTTGAGGTCAGCAAAGCTTGCGATGCTTACTTTGAAAGAAAAGGGATAGTATATGGGAGCTCTTGGTTTGCTCGCCAAAAGGAACAAGGGAAAGGTAATCAGTAACTTTTAGGAATGGCAAGTTTTTAATTGATTAAAAAACCCTCGTAACTCGTTGACTATCAACGAGTTACGGAGGGGGGCGGGGCCGCACCGCCTAACTCCTTACTAATCAGTGGGTTACAACGATTTTTAATTAATGTAAGTCACTGATAATCAGTGGGTTACACTGTCAAGAATATAATAGTGTTTATTTGTCTATATGCTAAAAAACGGGCAATTTTTGCTTGCTATTATTTGCTTTTATTTGGAATAAAATTCGGCATTTTTGCTTGACCAATTGCAATTATGTATTAGTATGAGGGCATGAGAGATCAAGATCGTGCTTTCTTTGAGAATGTAGTGTTTACTTGCCTTGTGCTTTTAAGCATTGCTTTTGTTGGCATTTTGATTACTAAGCTTATTACTTATTTGCTTAATTAGATTTATTTCTGTTGGTATACTTGTTGTTTGTTGTTACATTACATAATTCGCCCGTCCCTCTTTAATGGTTTTTAGGGGGCGGGTGTTTTATTTGGCATTATTTGGCTCAAAATCGTACAACCTTGGGCCTTATTATTTCACAAAAAAAGATACAATCTTGTCAATAAAGATTTTATATTTGGCCCACAAAGTAACCTTATTAAGCTCGCGCTTATTATTTGAAATAATTTTGTTTAATTTTGCCTTGGTTTGCTTGCTTATGTTTTCTACATCGTCACTCCTTAATTCAGCAAAGGGCTTATTAATAGCGAAAAGTTTTTTTAAGTTGGCTTGGGTGTCCTTGCTTAAGTTTACATCGAATTTATTTTGTTGGCTATCTTCTTCTTGCATACAAATATATTATACAGTAAGCCGCTGGCTTGGGCTATTATTATTTGCAAAAATATTTGGCAAACTTGGGGCCATTATTAGGCTTGACACTACTAGCTTATTTGCTAAGATGTAATCAAACTGGGGCTAGTTTGGGGGCCAGCTTTTATTTGCTTTTATTTGCTAGAATTGGGCAAAATCGCGCTTTATTTGGTTTTTTTTAAAAAAATAGGCCAGTGCTTTGTGTTTACCCTAGGGCTAATACATACAAATTATAAAAAAATATAATAAGACCCCTTGTTTTTATAAAATTTTGTTGACTAGCCAGCCTTTTTGTATGCTTTTATTTGCTTTTGTTGGCTAAAATGGGGCAAAAAGTGACTAAATTGCCATTATTTATTTTTTAGAGCAACAGCCACTATCCTATCCAAATCACTTTATTTAGGTTAATTCCTTATAAACCTTTATTTTATCTTGTTTTCTTATTGTATCTCTATTATGTATTACTCTATATATTACCTTATGGTATACTGTATAAAAAGGAATAAAAAATAGGGTATAAATAAAAAGAATAAATTATGATAATTTATTATAAATTATACTTGTATTTCCAGTTTATCGTGATGATGTGAATTTAGATAAGTGACCTCGTTAATGATTTCATTAGCTAAAATAGGGTGATCAGAAAATTGATCTATAATACCCGCTTTTAATGTTTCATCAAATAAAAGGGCATACTCTCTTTGTTTTTGAATGGACTCTTGTTCAGAATACACCCTTTGATATTTTGTAACTTGACCTGAACAACCTACTAATGGAATCTTTTTTTTAGCGAAAAAACATCTTACAACAATTCCAATATGATCTTCTTTCCTCTGAGCTTTCTCTGAGACACCTTTGTATATGCAAGTGCCATTTTTGTTTGGCCCAGAATTTAAATTCTGTTCTGTGCGTGTGGAGAACCTTAAGTTGCTTATTAAATTATTAAGTGGATTTCTATCTATATGATCCACGGAAATATTTAGATTAATACCTTGTTTGGCTTTTTCTGTCAATTTGCCACCTGATTTAATAAATCTAGATAAAGGCGTATGGCCCATCAAGTCAGGAAATGTTTCGCTCATGACTTTGTGAACTGTAAGACTCTCTTTACGAGAATTCATATACAGACGAACAAGCTGCGAGGAACGCTTGAAGTTATTGGGTTTTAAATATATTTTATTTTCCAAGCTATATACTTGACCATTTGTATTCACAAGGTAATTTTCATTCTCATACCCGTTCCAAATCAGAGTCCTATGCTCAAGAGGGTTTATTTTTTCCATAATTAAACAAATAATTCTTGTTGAACAATAGCTGGGACTTCATTCTTATAAGCAAGATCATATAACTTTGGCCCCAAATCTAAACCAAAAACAGTAAGCAGAGATTCTTCTAGCATTGTATTGTATGCTAATGCTGCCTCTTCTTCTGTTTTAAATCTTTTCCATAACCTAAAGTGTTTACCGTTCTCATCTAGAATACTATAAAAAGAAGTATCAACTTGGTAAGTTCCATAAGATGTTTTATACACACCTTTATATTTACCTTTTCGGGGGCCACATTTCAGAATATTCTCAAATTGAGTAACAATCATTAGATTGCTATGATGATTATTGGCTCTGTTGCCATCAATATGATCAGGGCATACCATATTACAAATCATACGAAAACCTGTTCCGAATTCTAATTCATGCCGCTCTCGACTTATTTTTAACCCATGATAAGATACTATTGGACTCAATTGCATAAGATCAAGAAATGTTTCTGCGATTAATCTGTGTTTTCTAACGTGTATTAACACTCCTCCTAAAGAAAAATTATATCTTCGATAATCACCTCTATCAGAGCGAGGTTTTAAAATTCTATTATCACACCTCATACTATGAACATTTGAAGTATTCAATTCTACCTCATAATCAGGATAAGTAACTCCTTGGTAAACTGCTGGCCTTCTAAGTGATTCCATTTTGCTATTCTATAATTTAACCCAAATCTTGTCAACAGACAATTTAAATGAACCTAAATGTTTTTGGCCCCATTCTTCTGGTTTAATCATAGATAATACATTATTGCCGCGAATCTCATATAAATAGTATATCTCTCCTATTATTGGCTCAAAATTAAATTCTGACTCATATACTAACTTATTCCAATGAAACTCCTCTACTATCCTATCATACTCTTCTTTGAGTTGTATTAGCTTCTGCTGAGTGGATCTCTCTATCTCACTTATCCCTTTAGACTTGAATGACGTAAGGTCATTGGGTATGATACGGGGAGACAGGGTGGATACAGGGTAAGGAAGGAAGGCTCCTGTATTTACAACATCCATTGTAAATCTTTTGCTTTTGCCTCGCCAACGAAACTTTTTAAGCAATTAAGATATTTGTATTCAATCTCGTATCTAGCTTGATCATAGGTAAAATTATTAGTTTTTGTGCCAGCTTTCTGTAGTTTAGCTATTTTAAAAAAATTTTCTTTAGAAATTATGCCGCAAATCCAAACCTTACTAAAGTCATTTTTTACTCTATTAAAGATATAATAATCAGCATGTCTCTTCTTCTGTTCCTCATATAGAGTAGCACTATAGTAACTTAGAGGCTTTGAGTTACACCCCTGAGCCTTAGCATCAATGGAAATTGACTGGAAATAAAAATCTACATTCAACTCTCCACTATACTTAATATCAGGAAAGACATTGTTAATGCATACTTCGGCCAAATAACCAGTAAGCTTCTGTCGATCACTAGTAAGCCTGTGAGTGCCATTATCGCCAAATCTTTTAGCAGCTTCTAAAGTTCTTTTTTTAGCTTCTTTGAGAATATTTTGCGTAACATCTACTTCTATCATAAGTCTACATTTTTTTTATTAATAAACTACTAATCTCTCTCCTGACCACAACTACATCAGTATAGTAAACAAAATTTACTTTTTTGTAATTGTCCCAATACTTTATCGCGTCTTTTTCGTAGTCAAAAGAAGGAAAATTGGGAATCTCTCTATATTCAGACCCCTTGTCCTCCATTAAATAGTATTTTAAACTATAGTATTTCATTAAAATTCAAGCTTGATAGCTCTAGATGTCCCAGCCAAACCAAGATAAACATCATTGCCTACAACTTTGGCACAAGTAGAAAACCCAGTACCCAAGTTTTGAATTCCAGATCCCTCTTCAACACTGGATTTACCATCCATGAAATAAGTGCTATAATCTCTCCATTGGATCTCATAAGTGCGAGGATTGATTCGGAAGCACTTAGTGTCAGCCCAGAATGCACTGTAAAGCCAACCATCAGGAGCGAGGAAGCCGTGGAAATTTTTATTTTTATTAGCTACTGCAAGATAATCTGCTGGCAAATCAA